CTCTTCACCAAGCTCACGAAGGGCGGCGCACACCATGGGGTTGGTCTTGTAGTCGGAATCGAAGCAGATGTAGACGTTGCGCTTGGCCCACTTGACAAGGTCGAGACTGGGCAGCCAATCGAGTCCCAGCTTGTGGCTGCGCCAGTTGTACACGCCACCCAGCCCGATGGTGGGGAAGCCTTCCTTGCAGGCCTTGGCAGCTTTGAGCTCGCCCTCAGTCAGAATCAGCGGCTGGTCTGTATCGTGAAGCAAACCTTCCCAGTCCTGATTGGCTGGGTAGTAGGCGACCGGAGCGGTATTGGGTTCCTGCACGTAGCGCACAGGCTTCTTGTCAGTCAGGCTGGAGAAGTCAGATGGCGTCTCAAGGTACCTGATGCGGTAAAACGGTTTGGATCCTGGCCAGTCGCCAATCGGCTTACCGTCAGGTCCAATGTAATCGATGCGCAAGCTACAAAGCTGCTTGAATGCTTGGTGCTGAGCCGCAGTCTGTTGCTGGCCCAAGCAGTGCATACTAAGCAGCTTGGCGTCTTCGAGCGTGAGCCCACTTGACTTGAGTTTGGTTTCCCCTAAGGAAAGAGCTTTGTGGTCAGCTGCAGGAGCAGCTTTTTTTCTTGTCGTTGCCATCTTGTTTCGGTCCTCAATTCGTCGATCATAGCCGCCTCAGCATCGGCCAACCATGCGCTCAGCCGCATGAAAAGGTGTCCGCTTCGCTACATCACTTGCTGAGGGCGATCGACGCGGACCAAGGTTGTGGGCAACCGAAGGAGACACGACACGGCGAAGCGGACGAAGCAGATTCTAATCTGTAGCGAGCGACTCGTAAACGATGGATTACCGTCGGAGTGAAAAGCTGTTATAGATCAACCACTTAGGCTCAGTTCTTGGCTCTTTGGGCTCCGCTACACCACAAAGCGGTCGCTACACGCTACGCCAATCTCTATTCTCTCTTCTCTCTATCTATACTTCTTCTTCTTCTTCTTCTTCTATTAAAAAGAGACTATAGTAAGAGTAGTATCTGTAGTTTATCTTATAAATCAACAACTTAGGTTGCTACACAACTCGCTACACAGGCCGCTCCATCAGAGTGAGTGTTCGCCCATTTAGAGTGCGTACGAGGTTTCCCACATGTGTTAGAGCGGTTTACGCCTCCAGTGAAACAGTTTACGATCCACTTCCATCGTGGTAAACAACCAGAAAACCTTTGTGGAGATTAGATTATGGCAGTTGGTGGACCAAGACCAGGCAGTGGGCGGCCGAAAGGCTCGGTGACGAAGGTCACTGCCAAGGCCCGCGAAGCCGCCATGGAGACCGGGTTGCTCCCACATGAGTGGTTGCTGAAAGTCAGCCGTGGTGAAGGCATCGTGCACAAGCGCTGGGTCGTCAAATACGACGCCAAGGGCAATGAGAAGAGCCGAGACCTTGTGGAAGAAGAAGTCTATGCAGACTTTCCTACCCGCATCGATGCTGCGAAAGCAGCCGCTCCGTTCTACTCACCGCGCCTCGCCGTGCAAACCGTCTCCGTCAGCGGCAACTCAGACGCCGTGTCCGAGACCCTCAAGTCGATCGCGGAGAAGCTTCCAGTATGATCGATCTTGCCCATCAGAAGGACATGGAGCGCTGGTACCCGCTGACTGAGCACTCCGTTCAAACTGCCTTGGTCAATGACAAGGTGCGGTTCAAGGTGGTTCCTGCTGGTCGGCGCTCAGGCAAGACTGAAAGGGCCAAGCGCTTTGTTGTGCGTGAGGCCATGAGAGAACCAGGACCCTACTTCGTGGCGGCTCCTACTCGTGACCAGGTCAAACGGATCTACTGGCAAGACCTCAAGCGGTTGTGCTTCACCTCAGTTCTTGGCGACCGCTCAGTCAGTGAGTCTGAACTCCAGATTCGTCTGCCCAACGGCAGCACGATCAGTCTCATCGGTCTTGACCAACCTCAGCGCATGGAAGGTGTGTTGTGGATTGGCGGCGTCATCGATGAGATTGCCGACGTGCGCGAAGGAGCGTGGCAGGAGAACATCAGCCCAGCGCTAGATACCTTCAACCCGTTGAAGCCTGACTACCGTCCATGGTGCTGGCTGATCGGGGTTCCTGACGGTTTGAACCACTACTTCGAGATGGCTGAGTACGCTCGAACTGGTGGCGACCCTGATTGGAAGCTGTACACTTGGAAGTCGGCTGACATCCTACCCAAGGACGTGATCGATGCCGCCAAGCGCCGCATGTCGCCCCGCCAGTACCGCCAGGAGTACGAGGCCAGCTTCGAGACGGCATCAGGCCGCGTGTACGAGGACTACAGCCCAGACAACTACACGAACGAGGTCATCAAGCCCAATGAGCAACTCATGTGGCACCATGACTTCAACTTCACGCCCATGAGCTCAGGCGTTGGTGTGCGTCGTGGCAATGACTTCTACATCCTTGACGAGATTGTCCTCCAATCCGCAGTGGCTCGGCAGTCGGCACTTGAGTTCGTGGAGAAGTTCAAGAACCACCAGAACCGCAGCGTGATCATCTATGGCGACCCAGCAGGCCGGGCTGGTGAGAAGCACGGGCACGCCTCTGACTACACCGAGATGGAACAGGTGCTGCGTGCCAACAACTGGATCGTGACGCGCAAGGTGAAGAACGCGGCACCAGCCATCAAGGACAGGCAGAACGCCGTGCGTGCCAAGATCAAGAACGCCAAGGGTGAGGTCAGTCTATTCGTGAACATCGAGAAGGCCAAGTACGTTCACAAGGGCTTCGCCACTGTGCAGATCAAGAAAGGCAGCACCTTCCTCGAGGAGGACAGCGAGTACCAGCACATCACAACGGCCGTCGGCTATTGTGTCGACTACGAATGGCCGATCAACTTCAAGAAGGACGTCAAGGTCGAGCCGATCGCGTCCATCAATCATTTCAACCGTTAAGGAACCACCATGGCCCGACCATCCAAAGAGCAACGACTTGCTGCCATCCACCAGGAGGCGCTTGCAGAGTTTGACAATATCCAATCTGCCTCGCGCGACGAGCGACTGCAGTGCCTCCAAGACCGTCGCTTCTACTCCATCTCAGGTGCCCAGTGGGAAGGTCCATTGGGCGAGCAGTTCGAGAACAAGCCCAAGTTCGAGGTCAACAAGATCCACTTGGCCGTCATCCGCATCATCAACGAGTACCGCAACAACCGCATCACCGTCGACTTCGTGAGCAAGGAAGGCAAGGAGTACGACAAGCTGGCCGACACCTGCGACGGTCTGTACCGCGCCGACGAGCAGGACAGCGGTGCTGAGGAAGCTTACGACAACGCCTTTGAGGAAGGTGTGGCCGGCGGCTTTGGAGCCTGGCGTCTGCGCACCGTGTACGAGAACGAAGAGGACGAGGAAGACGAGAAGCAGCGTATCCGCATTGAGCCGATCTTCGACGCCGACTCGTCTGTGTTCTTCGACCTGAATGCCAAGCGCCAAGACAAGGCCGACGCCAAGCGCTGCTTCGTCATCACGTCCATGACGCGCCAAGCCTACAAAGATGAGTGGGGCGATGATCCTGCCTCGTGGCCGAAGGAAGTCCACCAATACGAGTTCGACTGGCTGACGCCTGACGTCGTCTTCGTGGCTGAGTACTACCGCGTCGAGGAAACACGCGAGACCGTCTACGTTTGGGAAACCATTGACGGCGAGGAGGAACGCTACAAGGACGCCGACTTCGAGGCTGATGAGACCTTGGAAGAACGCCTGTTGGCTGTAGGCAGCAAGGAGGTTCGTCAGAAGAACATCAAGCGTCGCCGTGTCCGCAAGTACATCCTGTCAGGCGCCAAGATCCTTGAGGATTGCGGCTTTATCGCCGGCAAGTGCATCCCCATCGCGCCCATGTACGGCAAGCGCTGGTTCGTCGACAACGTGGAACGCTGCATGGGCCATGTCCGCTTGGCCAAAGACGCTCAGCGCCTGAAGAACATGCAGCTGTCAAAGCTTGGTGAAATCAGCGCCCTGTCCTCGGTTGAGAAGCCGATCCTGACGCCTGAGCAGGTTGCCGGCCACCAAATGATGTGGGCCGACGACAACATCAAGAACTTCCCCTACTTGCTGGTGAACCCCATCACCGACGCCAATGGCAACCAAGCCATCTCAGGCCCGATCGGTTACACCAAGCCGCCTCAGATCCCTCAGGCCTTGGCTGCTTTGCTGCAGATCACTGAGCAAGACATGCAAGACCTGCTTGGCAACCAGCAGGCCGGTGAGGAGCTTCAACCTAACATCAGTGGCAAGGCGGTTGAGCTCGTGCAGAACAAGCTCGACATGCAGACCTTCATCTACATGAGCAACATGAGCAAGGCCGTCAAGCGCTCAGGTGAAATCTGGTTGAGCATGGCCAAAGACGTACTGGTCGAAGAAGGCCGCAAGATGAAGTCCATCGGCCCACAAGGCGAGATGCAGTCTGTGGAATTGGCTAAGCCAATGGTCAATGAGAAGGGCGAGATTGAGACCGAGAACGAC